AGGTCTGTCTTCTTGCCCAGCAATTGGGTTAATAGTTTTAGTATCTCCAAAGTTTCTAAAGAACACTGCTTTGCCATACAGAAGTTGAATAAAACCGTCTCTGAAGCGTCTTACACGCATTGTTTTTGATGGGATATGTCCGATGTATCCTATCTTCCCAGTCGTGGTTCTACCGACCTCTAGATAGCCATTACCAGTAGCCTCGTAATCAGTATAGAACTTAATAAGTGTTTCTTTAAAAGTTTCATCTTCATTGCAATCTTCAAGCCATGCATGCAAGTCTTGCTTAATTCTATTTAGCTTCTTGCGGGCACGATCTAATTGCTTTTCATCTTGAATATCATCTAGTGCTCCAGTAGTCTTTTTTGACTCAATAAAATCAAATCCAAGACCAACTATATTTGCAACCTTTGCATTTATTGCTGCATAGTTATATGGGGAAATTTCATAAATTGTTGAAAGATAATCTAAATTATACTCTGGCTGAATTAAATCAAATGTGGCATATCCGCTAACTGCTTGCTGAACTTGAAGCTGCTGGCTTACAGAGCCATCTTTACCAACAAATGCTTTTTGAATATCTCTAGAAACTTTTCTTCTAAATGATGCACCTAAACCAGAAAGCTTTAATATGTCTTCTGAATCTATATCAAATAGGTCATCTGATTTTTGTGTTGTTGGATTATTAAATCTTACCCAGTCTGCTGCATTTGAAATGTCAATATTTTCGCTAAACATTTCGTCTTTAGATTCAATCATTTTTGAGGACCCCTAAGTTTAGCCATCTCTTCCTTATGGACTCCTATGTCCAATGGATCTGGGGTAAGACCCCACCTTAATCTTTGTTTTTGATATTCAAATTCTTCGTCATCAATTTGTCGGCTACCTTCAATAAATTTAGGCTGGCCTTCTTCAATTCCATAGTGAGCAACCGCTTTTGCTAGCAAATCAATTCTTTCTTTGTTACCAAGCATTGATGTTATAGATAAGAAGCTGTTATCCTCGTCACCGATCCATCTTCCATCGGGCATTTCCCAGACATAGACTCCTAATCTGGTCTCGCCAGATTTCATTTGAGCATTAATTCTTTTTATGTCCATAGTTAATTATTTTACCATCTTTGTGTACATAAGTCCAGCTTTTTGTCAGTCAATCTGACAAAATTATACTATCTGGAACACTACTCTGTCTCTAGAGTAGGTTGATACCGACTTTTCTGTCAGGGAAATAGACGAGTCTTCGCCAATCGCTGAAGGCTTACCAATATAAAGGCTATAGTGATCTGCTGGGCTTATTGTGTCGGCTGAATATGTAGCAATATTTTGATAAAGATTATCGTCTAGAACTCCAGACCTTACACCCAGGATTTGTTTTCCATTAAGAAATATCTCTCCAGAAATCAATGAGGTTGCTTTTATGAATACATAGTTTGGCTCATCTATATACAAGTAAGAAGATATATTTGTTGCCGAGGAGGCATCCTGGCCATTTATATATATGCTGCTAATATTAGATTTTGATATTGCTCCGCCTGCCGCCCATGAAAGATATGTTTCTACTAAACCAGTCTTATTAAACATTAGATGTCCGCTAGACAATGATTTTGGAGTAAATATCATTTCTATGCTTTTTACTGGCTCTGCCAGGTTAACAAAGAACGCTGATGACTTTGGTCTTACACCATTATTGTAATTTCTAGATCTTACTGGATAGCTATCTGTTGATAAATCAATATCCCATGTTGTTCCAGATGTTGGTTGTGATACTGATATTGTATTCCCGCCGTTTTTTGCATATGTCTTTTTCTCAGTATAAAAAGAAATTTTTAAAGAATATAGCTCTGGGATATAAAAATTTAAATTTGAAGATGTAAATGTAATTTTAAAATATAAAAACTTTTCTGTAGAAAAATTAGATCCTTGAGTGAATCCTGGGATAGAAGATCCGTTTGTACAAATACTCCATGGACCAGACTCAGACACAGTTGAAACATAAACAGAAACTCCTGTCGAAGCAACCCAATCAATTTTTGAAGACACATATGGCTTTAGTATATTTAATCCCAGATCTTTTATTATTTCCCCATAAGTGCCTGAACTTAAATATACGCTTGTGTCATTTGAATTATAGGAAAGATTGTTGTTGTCGTAGATTAAAGATGTCCATGCTTCTCTCTCTGGATAAAAATATTGTGTTTCTGGATTATGGTATTTTTCTGAAACCACAAGCAATTGACCAAGATCTGCAAAAACAATCTGCTCATCTTTATTTAAAAATAAATGGTTATAGTGTGAAGATATTGCTTCGCTAGATAAAGCATATCTGTATACTGCTGGGCTGTCAATTAAAAAATGTTCTCCTACAGATGTTGGACCAGATAAAAGAGTAACACTTGTATTAGTAAATTTATTAGAAATATTTCTTGAAGCCGAAAGAACTCCATCCACATAAAGGCTCATTGATCTTATAGAGTATACTCCAACAATATGAATAACCTTATTCGGATTTGGGACAGAGTAATCAAGGCGTTCGGATTCTAATTTAAACACAATGTTTCCGTTGTCCCAATATAATCCAATTCCAGCAGAGTCTGCTAAAATTGGAGTTAAATTTGTTAATGTTTTTGGATGTATCCACGCTTCAAGGGAAAAATCATTGTCATATGTATCTGCTGTTGCAAATCCACCAGTACCATTTGTTCCAGAAAAATCTTTTGACATTGTAAACTGTATATAATTAGAGCTATCGATTTTGTTTGAATGCAAGCCACCTGATACAACTGGCATACCTAACTTGACTATTTGTCCTATATAGGATGCGTGATTTCCACATCCAGAATAATCATATGCCACAGACCCAAAGGACTCATCTAGTTTCCACAAGCCAATAGGGGAATCTTTAATTACATCGAGATAGTAGGACATATTTTAATTATATCAGAGGGTGTTGATTAAACCCAATGACCTATTGCAATGTATCTTGAATTGCCATGAGCTGGTTCTGCGGTTACCTGTACATCTGATGGAGCTATAATTATGCTGCCTGCTTCTGGCTTAAAACTAGGTTTTCCAGGTATTGAAATCTCCCCACCAGAAAAAGAATCATTGATGTATAATCTAGCAGTGTATTTACCATTTGCACCACAGTTATTTTTTACTTGGCCCTCGTTATGTTTTCTGACCCAGTACTTAGGACTCAAGTTCACTGGCTCTTCTATGTTGTTAAATATCTTATATTGAGTAAAGCAATGGTGGAATGTAGCCTTTAAATTATTAATTATAAAAAGGCTACGAGTATCTACAATTTTTGTTTCATTTGAAAAATCAGAGGATATTCTTTTTTCATACCCATACTCTTCATCATGCCATTTGCTAATTAAATTATTTGTATTCTTTTCACTTTCTTCAAGGAAGCCGATGTATTTGCCAATCTCTTGAAGGCAGTAGGTAAAATAAAAAACTTTTGGTGCTATCTCTTGGAAAACATACATTGCCATTTTAAAACCCTTTATTCTGGAACAAAGACTCCGTCAACGAACGAGCCTTTATTCAACCAAAATGACGGAACCATGTATTTGAATCCGCTTTTTACTAAATGTGCTGTGTGACTATAAGGTGGTTCTGACGGGAATATTATCACGCTACCAGCTTCTGGCTTAATTGAAAAAGTAATTCTTTCCTGATTTCTAGGATCGTCAATATCTTCTGAAGCCGCATAATCAGTTGAAGTTAGGACACCGTCTCTAATTGAAAAAGATATCTGTCCACCCTCATAGTCATCGTTTAGATACATGACCAAAGAATACTTCAATCTCTTATCTCCCTCTTGCTGGTCAAAGTGAGATCCCATGAAAGTTCCAGCTTCATATCGCTTGATAGCTGTGTCTGTCATCAAAATTAACTTGGACTCTTCTTTTACCTTTTCAGCATAGTCTAAGCAAACGTTTTTAAATCCATCGAAAATTTCATTAAATATGTATTTAGAATCTTCTAAAATGTCTTCTGGGCATTTTTGTAAAATTTCATCCAGCTTTAACATTTTAATCCTCTTATGATGTCCGTAAACATACATTTCTCCGCTGCATGCGCTCCACTCTTCCCAGGGCGTAATGAACTTTGAATACTTTTCTGATTCAGTTTCTTCAATTAGCTTAACTAAATTTTTTGGATCAGATACTACATTTTTGTAATAATAAACTTTTTCGTGCAATTTTTCAGATATCATTTGCTCTCCTTCTAATACATCCTTAATTATACCACTGTCTGTCATTTAAATAAATCTTCTTTGTCTGGATATACAAATTCTAGTTTGAAATCTGGGTCCTGCTTAAAAAGGACATCCTCTCCAGATGGGTCTATCCAGAACATAGGCAGCATGTACTTCCAGCCAGACTTTACTTCGTGTGCAGTGTGACTGAATGGAGATGGTGATGGGAATATTACAATGCTACCAGCTTCAGGCTTAATATAGAAATCGTACAATCCTTCATTTTGAGGATCAAGTATGTCTCCCTGCAAAGCTCTTTCTGTTCCAGTTATAATTCCTTCGCTTATGCTAAATGATAGCTCTCCGCCTTCGTAGTCATCATTTGGCCAAACAACTAGAGAGTAAAGAAGTCTTGTGTCACCTTCTTGAGAGTCATGGTGAACTCCCATATAGTTACCTGCTCTATATCTGTGAACACCAAACTGTTCTAAAAGAATAAGATCTTTTTCTATCTGCTGTTCTTTTTTATAATCTTCACATACTGCTTTTATAGCGTTAAACAGTGGGTCTCTTATATCAATAAAACGCTGCTTTGTTTCTTCAGAAACATCTTTGTCTATATTATAAACACTGTTAAGTAAACAAAGCTTTTTATATCCGTAAACATATGGGTGACCCATAGATCTATTTTCATCTACATCCCACTGGTTCCAGGGAGTAATTATTGAATGAAGCTCTTCGTGATTTTCAGAATCATTTACAAGATCTAGCCACTCTTTTACATTAGGTATAGCATTTCTATAATAATAAACTTGTGGGTGAAGCTCTTCTCTAATCATTCCGTTTTCTAGTACAGTAGTCTTTGTCATATTATTCTCCTATTTTTAAAGCAACTTCTTTTTTAGCAGTTTGATCTGGGCCAGGCCTTAACCTTTCCCCTTTTTCTTTTAATTCTGCCCAAGACTCTGCGTCTTCGGCCTGTCTTTTTCTCTGCTCTGCTATATCAGATTCCCAAAAAGCCTGCTTGGCATCGTCATACTCAGCTTCTATATTATCCCAGAAAGAACCAATTGTCCATCTAGTACCCTCAGTGATCATTTGAACCTCATGAATATTGTGATGCCCGCCTGAAAATGCTGCAAGCATACCAGTTTTTGGCTGAAGTGAAATATCATGATCTCTAAAATTTAATACTCCGCCTTCAAAATCTTCATTTAAATAAAGAAAGGCAGCCCACTTACTTCTTTCGAATGAGTTATACTCAGGTGACTCTAAAGATGTATTGTCTGAATGATATCCAGCATAAGCACCTTCTACCCATTTTTGTGCATGGTAGCTTACTAGCTTAACCTTATCGCCTCTACATATTTCTGTAGCCTCTTGGATTTTATCTTGCAAAGATGTAAAGAAATCTGGCGCTAGGCCAAATTTTTCTTTGTCATCATCATCTGGTAAATTTGATGCAAAGGAGTCATAAAATGAAATTGGTGCCCAGGGCAAAGTTCCTTTTTCTGCAGAGTGCTCCCAATATTTAATAACACGATCACAATCTTCTGGGCTAAGAAAGTTTTCAAAAAAAACAATATCTTCTTTTACCCTATTTTGATTTTCTAAATTAAATGTCATTGAGATCAATCCTTTCTAATTTTTTAAGCTCATCATAATTAATTGTCTGATAGGCCCCAGCTTTTCTTTCTTCTTTAGTTCTTGCAATTTCCATCTCTTTCCAAATTTCCTTACCGTAAAGCTTTTCATTTTCTAACCATTCTGGTGATCCAGGATAAAATCTAACCCAGTGATTTCTTACAAAATATTTTGGTGTGCCCTTTACTTTTTCAACACCGTGCATATAAAACTGCCCAGAATCAGAAAGAAAGTCTGGATCGCCTGCTGGGAATAACAAAACATCGCCTTTTTCTGGCTTGTAGTAAAAAGTTTTATTGTCTACTAAAAATGTAAGCCCGCCACCTTCATAATCTCCGTTTAAATACATCGTACATGTAAAAGTAAACTTATATCCTCTAAAGTCATGATAATCTCTTTGATAGTCTGTGTGAACGTGCATAGCCAGGTCTGACTCTTCAATACCACCTTCGACTTCATACTTGCATATTGAAGGACCCATTCTTTTCCATAACTGAGTATTCAAGCCATTTTCTTCATTCAAAACTTCTGCGTCAAGATCTAAGGGTACACCAAAGGTATCTGCATACTGATTCGTTGTTTTGTTAAACACATCTATAATTTCATCCCAAAAACGTTTTTCTAGTTTTGTTCTTTCAGATGATTCAACTGAGTGATCAAACTGATCCGCTTCTTTACCGAATGTATACCAACCATGCCAATTTAAAGCTGACCCTTCTGGGTTTTGTTCAGAATCTTTAATAGTCTGTGTTAGCAAATCAATATCTTGCCATGGATTTTTAAAAACCCATATCTTTGGATACAGCTCTTTGTACTCAAATGTCATGGCTTACGGTCTCCAGTATGCTCAAGTATTTGCCAAAAAAATGGCGAGGTGTATCTTCCACCTTCTATTATTGGCCTTACTCCGTGAATGTAGCCTTTATCTCCTGGGAAAAAATAGGCTGATCCGCCAACTGGTTTAAACTCTATACCTTGAGTCGGAAAGAATAGTTCTCCGCCTTCATAGTCATCATTAAAATAAAATAAAGAAGCTATATCGTAATGAGGAAAATCATTAGGGGTACCTGCATCTGGGCCTTCATGAAGCTCTTTGTCTGCATGCGGATCTTGCCTTGAACCAACTGGCCACCTAACAATGGCTGGGCCAGTAGCCTGAACTCTGACATTAAAAAATTTTTCAACCTCTAACTGTAGTCTAGATATTAGATTGTCTACAACATCAACAATATCTGGTTCTGCTGAGATTTCCATTGACCTTCTTGTGCAGACTCTGTCTGCCCAAGCGTTTGCATCATATATGACTGTTCCATTTTCATTAACATGAGAATCTGTTATATCCCAAGTCTTGTTGTTTCTTGCAAAGTTTGTCAGTCTTTCTCTTTCTATATCTGTTAAAAAGTTTTTTAGTTCTACAATATTTTCTGGACCTGTGCCAAAAAATCCCGAGGGAGTTATTGATCCTAAAGATCTGTAGTCATGTGTATCATTAGTGTTTATCTGATTTTTCATATTACTTGTACTTTCTCCTTGTCCAAAATAACTTTTTGTAGATTCCACCCTCTGGTTTTCTAAATAAATCAGAGACTTCTTTTGTTTTAGCCATAATATCAATGGCTTTATGAAAGATTATTTCTGACTCCCAATCTTCCCTTTTAAAAGGAATTATTTGCAAATAAGGGGTTCCTTCTGGAACTACACCTACAAAATCATTTTTTATAAAAAATGGTATAAGGCCAGACGTTGTAACCTTGTCGCTATCTATTATACCACCCACGGTAATCCACGGCAAATCAAAATGATTTATTGGTTGAACATAAAGAGAGCTGTAGCCTTCTGGCAACTCTGGTGCCCAATTAGCATACCAATGAAAATGATTTTCTTCATATCCAGGTGGGGTTTGAAAACCTTGGGACACTCCTCTTTCTCCAACAAAATCGTCAAACTTTGCTGGTGTTCTTGCTTTTATTCTTCCATTTTTTTTATAAAATTCAATTTCGCATGGGGTAACCAAAGTATATCCAGTTGTAAATGTATCTAGCATTGCTGGGCATGCTTTAAAATTTAATGCCTTGCCGCCATCAAGAGATTGATTAGAAACAGGATTACCGTAAAAATCTTTTATATAAATATCAGCATCTATCCACCATTTTGGAATAGCTTTTGCCATAGGCCTAGGAGCGGTCTCTTCTTTATTATAATGTTTGTTTGAGTGAAATACTATTTTATTCATTTGGGTATACCGCATCCTTCTGGACCATCTATAGATGTTTCATCATTTTTTAATCTTAAAGATTTTACTTCATGAGATCCAATTTTATTATTTTTATGATCTACAGCGTTTCTATAAAAATCAGTCCATTTTCCAGATTTATTAATATCGCTAACAATTTTGCCATAATCTTCTTTTGGGAAAAAATCTTGTGGCAGATCATTATATCCTTTTATTACTGCTATTGAATTATTTAAATCAGATAGTGATATTGGCATTATTGAAGCAACGGGTGTATTTGCTGGTATTGTTATTATTTCATTTGCCTTAGTGATTCTCCACGCAATAGGAAAAGTTCCTTTAAAAAAAGAAGTGCTGATTAATGTTGTGAAGGGCCATACTCCATCTATTGGCCAGTTTGGGGTTGGCATAGCCAACATAGACAAATTACTTTTTGTTGTTACAACTAAATTTGTATTAAAACTTATTGTTGCATTTGCTCTTGCCGTTGAAACAAACTTCTTTCCGCTTAAAACTTTTACATGAGTATCTGTTGAATCCGAGATTCCGTCCCAAATAAATGATATCTCTTCTGGGAAAGATATACCCCAGCCAAGGGAGTTGGAAAGGCTTACTGGAAAACAATGGTAGGCATGCTTATCTGATGTTTCTTCCATCCATTGTCTTTTAATACCCAGCGGACTTATATTTGCTGAGTTTTTTGGATCAATCTTGTAAACATCAAATTCCAATTTAGTATCCGTCGCCGATTGAATCTTGAGACATAAATTGTTTATAGAACTGCTCGTTATGAGTCTTGTCGTTATAGTCAGTCATAGTTACTATAGAATATTTTAAGCCTGATTTTACTGGCAAAGCTGCGTGAGAAAATAAAAACGTTGAAGGGAATATGTACAAGTCCCCAGCCTTTGGCTTTACAGTTAAATCAAATTTATCAAATCTCAGACCACCTTCTTCATAATCATCATTGATATATGCAACCATAGAAACTGTTGCTATATAGGACCATCCATGATCTGCGTGATAAGAAAAGTGTTGTCCTGGTCCATATTTTATAAAATTCATGGCTTCCCAATAATTCATTTCAATATTATAAAAAGAACAGTAATCATCTAATGCTAATTTTTGAGCGTCGTATACATCTTTCCACAAGGAGTTAATCTCGACTTCGTGTTTAAACTCTGGAGCATTTTCAAATTTCTTCCATTTGAAATCTACGCAATCTCTATATTCTGGCTTTTTTTCTCTATATCCAACTGTTGCGTCTTTCCAAGTATGCATGCCTTTCGACTTATCGATTGCCGACTCTAGTCTATTTATAACATCAATCTCTTTTGTTATAACATCTCTATAAACCCATAGACCTGGGACAATTTCTTCTTTATTATACAACTTCTTTTCCCCATTTTCCTATAGGACATTCTGCTTCAGCAAGCAGAACTTTCATGGACATAAAACACCCACATTTTTTACATTGCTTAGTTAAATTAACTAATTCTGGACACTGTTTACAAATTTCAAATCTTTTGCTTGCAGTATTGTCATCTTCAACATATTTTTCTTTACTTAAAAGATCCCATGGTGCGGTATCTCCAAATGTTTTTTTAAAGCTTTCCCACTTAGCCATTCAATGGTGCTGTAAACTCTGTACCATTCCAATTAAAGCCTGGTGCTACAATTGTATCTCCTAGAATTTCTACAATTTTTACTTCAGAAAGCAAGACATCTTGGTATAGTGCATCTTCAATTGATTCTGGGATTGCACTAAAACCTATTAAAAACTTGTTGTTTGCTAGTAAAGCATATTGCTTTGTTCTTCTTGGAAAATCTCCTAAACTTCCTCTATCTATTCCTTCATTAGAAAAAGATACTCCATCCCAAGATGCGCCTCTTTTCATGCTTAAACTATCAATAGCAGAAGTGTCTACAAAAGAAAATGTTTCATTGTTTTCAATAGATTTTTTTGCATGGTTAACAAGGTCAGTCTCGTCATCTGATTCAATTAATCTAATAACTTGAACAACTGTCCAATTTATTGCGTCAGAACCTGATTCAGATTCATTTTTACTTAATAATGCTATTTTAATCATTAATATCTCCTTGTTTATATTCTATCATTTATGTGGGCGCCTGTCTAGGCGCCCACATATTTTAAATTACCAGTGGTTGCATCCATATCCACATGTTCCCCCTCCACCAACGAAGTGTGGTGGGAAGAACGGTGGGAAGAACGGTGGGAAGAACGGTGGGAAGAACGGTGGGAAGTGTGGTGGGAAGAACGGTGGGAAGAACGGTGGGAAGAACGGTGGGAAGAATGGTGGGAAGAATGGTGGGAAGAATGGTGGGAAGTGTGGTGGGAAGAACGGTGGGAAGAATGGTGGGAAGAATGGTGGGAAGAATGGTGGGAAGAACGGTGGGAAGAACGGTGGGAAGTATGGTGGGAAGAACGGTGGGAAGAACGGTGGGAAGAACGGCGGGAAGAACGGTGGGAAGTGTGGTGGTGTAAATGTTTGTGGGTCGGAGGTTGTGGCTCCTAATGATGTTCCATTAGCATTAATTGCAAAAACTGTATATGTTTCAGCGTTTGGAGAAGCTGTATCAAATGGAGATGTTGCGTTTGCTGAAAGCTCTCCTCTTGCGCTAGATGTTATTCTAAATGAAGTGATTGCAGAACCACCCGTTGCATTGGCAGAAAATGTAATTCTATCACTACCAGATGCTGGTACAGGACTTGGGCCAGCTGCAGACGTTGAGGCTGTTGCCGATGGAGCTTGTGGAACTGTTGTTATTGAAGTCGATGAAGATGTTGTTGGCTGTGAATTTCCAGCATTATTTTTAGCAACTACAGTAAATGTATACGCAGTTCCTGATGCTAGGCCTTGAAATGTATAAGAAGTAGATGAACTACCAGTGTCATGAGAATATGTAGCAGGAGTTGTAGTGATTATATAAGAAGTAGCAGGAGGTGAAGCTGCTGGCAAAGTCCATGATAAGCTTGCTGAGCCACCAGTTCCTGCGGCAGATGCTGCAGAAGTTGTGTTAGCGCTTGCCAAATATGGGCGGCTAGTGCCAACATTTGTTGCAGTTAACGAAGTAACTGCACTTGGTTCTAAGAAGTTATCCTGTGCTGAGGATTTTCTACCTATTTTCTTGTTTGCCATTTATTTAACCCCTGTCTTTATTTTTTTCATTATGCTGTTAGATCTCCAGCTAGTAACCAAGTATTTGTTGCTACCTTGGTGAGTGTTGCTGATGAGTATGTAGTTCTTAGTGTTAATCCTGGTGTACGAAGAATTGTAACTGTACCATCTGCTGCTACAAAGTTTGCGCCAGTTCCTGATGCTTGGTAAAAATCAATTGATGTACCAATTGGAAAGGCTGTTGTTGCATTTGTTGGTATTGTAATTGCCCGTGTACCTGCAATTGGGATAAGTTGATCTCTTAGGGCAAGGCCACCTGTTGATAGGTTATATGCAGCTGAGATTTCAGTTCCAATTGTTGTAAGTGATGGGACTCCAGCTTTTGTTTGAGTGCCATCTGTAAAGGCTACTCCTGAAGCAGAGGCTGTAATTAATCCTGATGCTGTAAGTGCTGCTACGTTATTTGTACCAGTAAATGTTGGTGATGCAAGTGGAGCAAATCCTGAAATGCTTGCACCTGCAGGAATTGTTACTGTTCCAGTAAAT